TGGTATAACTAAGGGCGTAAGTATAGCTGTAATTTTACTGTTAACTACGGCCTTCTCAGGCGTTTTTAGCATTCAAAAGGGCTATTTAATAGATTTTTCTTGGACTTTCGTATCTCAATTCATAACTGCAGCTATTGCCTTCTATATAAACTTTAGAAAACAGTTTAAATTGCGTCAACAAATTAAAAAACAATTTGAACATTACTTAGATCCAAGACAAGTCAAACAATTACAAAAAAATCCAGACTTATTAAAACTTGGTGGTGAAAAAAGAACTTGTACATTTTTATTTACAGATGTCAGAGGTTTTACTAATTTGTCTGAAAAGTTAGAACCAGAAGAAGTTACCGAAATTATGAACAAAGTTTTAACAGTTCAAGTAACTTGCATACAAGCACATGGAGGTATGGTTGATAAATTTATAGGCGACGCATGTATGGCCATCTTTAACGCTCCTCTCGATTTAGATGAGCATGAAAAACGTGCTGTCGCCTGCGCAAGAGATATGAGAACAGCAATTCGCATGTTACAAAAAGAATTACCTGAGCCAATAGCAATAGGTATAGGCGTAAATACAGGAGAAGCTATTATTGGTAATATGGGTAGCAATACTAGATTTGATTATTCGGCAATAGGAGATGCCGTTAATACAGCTGCAAGATTAGAGTCTGCTACAAAAGAAGCAGGTGTTGATTTATTAATTGGAGAGTCTACGCGCAAGCAAGTACCAGAAGCTACGTTTTGTAAAAAAATGTACGTTAAGGGTAAAAAAGACGCACTCAAAGTGTATACTATTTAAGATGAGCAAAGTGTTAATTGGAATTATAGTAGTAATGGGATTGGCAACTTATTTGTTATGGAATGAAAATTCTAAACTTTCTGCTCTTAATCAAGCTTTTGAGTTGAGGAATCAAGAACAAAAAGCTGCAATAGAGTCATTACAAAGTGACTTTGCCTTACAAACAGAAGGCTTATTAGAAATACAAGCACGTAACCAAGAAATACAACAAGAAATGTCAAGATACCTTGACATATTTAAACGTCACGATTTAACCAGATTAGCAGCAGCTAAACCTGGACTAATACAACCTAGAATAAATAAAGGAACAAAAGATGTATTTGATAGCATTGAAGAAGACAGCCGTAACATTGACAGTCTTGATGATGGCCTGCAGTTGCAGTCTGATACCAAGTAACCAACAAGTAGAAGTTATATCCAAACCTATAGAAAGAACTATAGTTCAACCTATTATGCCTAGGGAGATTGATCTAAAAGATCCTTATTGGTATGTAGTATCAGATAAAAATATAGAAGAATTTTTAACTCAAATAGAAAAAGACCAAGGACAGGTAGTGTTTGTTGCTATGTCAGTACCAGATTATGAGTTGATGGCCTATAACATGCAAGAATTAAAACGTTATATTAATGAGCTTAAAGAAGTTGTCGTCTATTATAGAAAAGTAACAGTTAGCAAAAACGATAATTAATCTGTTAAAATCAATGAACCATTAATATTCAAGGGAGGATAATATGGATTTTATAAGCAATATGGTGATGTGGGTAACAGCAATTGTAACTGCTAGTTCAATTATAGCTGCAGTCACTCCAACACCTAAAGACGATGCTTGGATTGGTAAACTATACAAATTTATAGATTTACTTGCGTTAAACATTCTTAAGGCTAAGGATAAATAATGTCTAATGCACCAGACGCGTTTGTATATAATGCGATTTTGGAACGAATAGTCGATGGTGATACCTTCGACTGTTCGCTTGATTTAGGCTTTGACGTCAAGCTTCATAAGCAAAGGGTTAGACTAGCTGGAATTGATACGCCAGAGTCAAGAACAAGAGACTTGGCTGAAAAAAAATTAGGATTAGCAGCAAAGGAAAGGCTAAAAGAACTTTGTTGTGGTAAATTAAAAGTTAAATCACTAGGAAAAGGTAAATATGGCAGAATACTTGGCATCCCTTATACAGAAGATGGTAAAGATATTTGCCAAATCCTCATCGAAGAAGGACACGCAGTTGAATACCATGGTGGTAAAAAAGCAAAAGTTTGGGGAGATTATTAATATGAACATATCCCAAGAAGGATTATCTTTAATTAAAAAGTTTGAAGGTTGCGAGCTAGATGCTTACAAGTGCGCAGCAGGAGTTTTAACAATAGGATATGGTTCAACCAAAGGCGTTAAAGAAGGCGACACCATTACTCAAGAAGAAGCAGATAACCTGCTTTTACATGAAATGGAAGAGTATGAAGGTTATGTAAAAGATGCAGTAACTGTTGATTTAAAACAAAATCAATTTGATGCCTTGGTAAGCTGGGTATTTAATTTAGGACCAGCTAACTTAAAAGCTTCTACTATGCTTAAAGTATTAAACAATAAAGAATATGATGATGTTCCAGCCCAAATAAAGCGCTGGAATAAAGCAGGTGGTAAGGTTTTACAAGGACTTATCAGAAGAAGAGAAGCAGAAGCCCTTTTATTTGAAGGCAAAGAATGGCATGAGGTGTAACTAATGCCACTTAGCAAGATTGTATTTAAACCAGGTATTAATAGAGAAGGAACTGAATACGATAATACAGGCGGTTGGTTTGACGTAAATCTTGTACGTTTTAGAAAAGGTAGGCCAGAAAAGTTTGGCGGTTGGTCAAAAGATAGTTCTAATAGTTATTTAGGAACTGCCAGAGCCTTACATGCTTGGAACTCTTTGGGAGGTACCAAGTATTTAGGAGTAGGAACTACCTGGAAATATTATATTAGAGAAGGAGACAGTTACTCAGATGTTACCCCCATACGAAAGACTACAACTGATGGTGTTACTTTTTCTGCTACTAACGGCAGCTCTACTATAACAGCTACTGATAATGGTCATGGCTCAGTTATAAACGATTTTGTTACTTTTACAGGAGCCGTTTCTTTAGGTGGATTAATAACAGCAGAAGTATTAAATCAAGAGTACCAAATAACATCTGTTACCACTAATACTTATACTTTTGTAGCAAAAGATACTGATGGAAATACTGTTACAGCAAATAGTTCTGATAGTGGAAATGGAGGCTCTGGAGTAGATGGAGTTTACCAAATTAATGTAGGCTTAGATGTTTATATTACTGGTACTGGTTGGAGTTCTGGTACTTGGGGTGAAGGAACTTTTGGCTCTACTACAGCTTTGTCTGCTACTAACCAGTTAAGACTTTGGACACATGATCACTTTGGCGAAAACCTTATAATAAACCCTAGAGCTGGCGGTATATATAGATGGGTAGAAAATAATGGACTTACAACAAGAGCTGTAGATCTTTCTACTGTATCTGGAGCTAACCTAGTTCCAACAGTAGGTTTACAAGTTATTACATCTGAAAAAGATAGGCATTTAATTGTATTAGGTTCAGACTCAGTATCAGGAGGAGCAAGGACTGGGACTATAGACCCGATGCTTATATCCTTTAGCGATCAAGAAAATGAATTAGAGTTTCAACCTTTGATTACCAATACTGCTGGAGACTTAAGACTTTCATCTGGTTCTTCTATTATTGGCGCTACAAAATCTAGGCAAGAAATACTTATATGGACTGATACTGCGCTATACAGTATGCAGTTTGTTGGGCCACCTTTTACATTTGCAGTTAACCTTATTAACGAGGGTACTGGTCTTATAGGACCAAAAGCTGTTATTACTTCAGCTCAATCTATTTATTGGATGTCTTCAACAAACTTTTACGCCTATACAGGTAGCGTACAAAAGATACCTTGTAGCGTTCATAATTACGTATATAGCGATATTAATTTAAGCCAATCATTTAAAATACATGCGTTTACTATTACTGAAAAGTCTGAGGTAGGTTGGTTCTATTGCTCAGCAAGTGCAACAGAAATAGACAGGTATGTTATCTATAACTACGAAGATAACGTTTGGTATTATGGTCAATTAGAAAGACATGCTTGGCTTGATAGTGGTATTGAAAACTACCCTAGAGCTACTTATAACGGGTATTTGTTTGAACAAGAAGATGGCTTTAACGATGATGGTAGTCCTATGACTAACGTATTTATAGAAAGCTCAGACTTTGAAGTGGGTGAGGGAGAGCAGTTTGCTTACATACAAAGAATGTTCCCAGATTTAAAATTCTTAGCTAATTCAGACTCAGGTAAAGTAAATCTTGTTTTAAAGACTAGGAATAACCCTGGAGAATCTCTATCAACCAGTTCTACATCTTCTATAGGATCTTCAACTGGACAAGTTAGTCTTAGGGCAAGAAGTCGTCAAGCTGTATTTAGAGTAGAGTCAGATGACGATTCAGACGGTAACGATAACGTAGGTTGGAGACTAGGAGCTACCAGATTAGATATTAAACCAGACGGCAGAAGATAGTGGCAAAGTTACTAGAAACTAGCCTTCCGCTTGCTCAGGGAGAGATGTCTCCTGAAATTTTTAATAGATTAGTTAGGATTCTTGAGTTAAACTTAGGACAGTTCGACCCAAATCGAACGCCGCAGTTCAACGAAACAGAAATTGCGCAATTAAACTTTTTAGAAGGTGATGTAATCTGGAATACTTCTCAAGGAGTGTTGCAAGTTTATATAGGGAACAGTTGGACTCAGCTTCATACACCTAACTCACCCAATAATGGTTTTAAGGCTACAGCTTCTTTAGGTGCTGTTTCTGTTATAACGAAAGGTGATATAGCAGTAAATATAACAGTAGCTTAAAATTTAGGATATTTTTATATGTTTGCAAAACAAAAGATACAGGAAGAATCATACAAGCTTAAAAACTTATTGCTTGGATTTCCTTCTGATTGGTTTGTTAACAAAGATACTTTACAAAAATCAAAAGAATCTATTCCTAATATTGTAGATTTTTACAAAAGCCAGGGTACAGGCAATCCAGAAAAGCTACCATTACAAAATATTATTCAAGAACCTTTAAAGGATGTTTATACAATTCCTTTGTTTTCTGACAAGTTTTGTAAGGTATTGCTAGACGAAATAGACAATATGCAAAAAGAGTTTGCATTTGTACCAAATCCAGATGAAGACAAGTTAAGACAGATACCAGAGATAGTTCTTAACGAAAAATGTCCAGAACTATACGATTCGTTGATGCAGGTAGTTCAATCACTAATTAACCCAATACTATTAACTATATGGAATCGTCACGTTACAGGCGGAAACATACAGATAGCTAACTACAATTTAAAAGATAAAAAGCAAGGAGCTTGGCATCACGACGCCAGTTCAGACGTTAGTATTGTAGTCCCTTTAAATACAGGCGATTACAAGGGTGGAGGAACAGAATTTTTAAATAGAGGAGTCGTAGAGCCATTACCTACAGGTAGCGGTTTGATATTTCCAAGTTATACACACATGCACAGAGGACTAGCAGTAGAGGAAGGAGATAGATATTTGTTGGTTTTTTGGTTAACATCTATAGATGAAGATATTAACAGCGAAGAAAATAAAGGGTAAAATTGTAATATGAATAGAATAGACAACAGCGGACAGGGATTAGCAAAGCTAGGACGTGACGAAGATAAGTATATGGCTCACGTTGCGCCAAATGAAATGGTCGTACCACCTGTT